GTCCTGTCCAACAATATATGTATCCTTATACTCAGTGCCTACAAACCTATGTGTGATAGGTTCAATACCAAGCATGTTGATGAGATCATACTCAGTCTCGTATGGAATAATCTCATCAACAAACTTAACGGCACGAAGCTGTACAAAACGTTCATACAGGGATTGAACAGGCTTGTTCTTTACATTCGGCCTATCGATAGTTGGGTCAGAGTGTAGACCGACAATAAGCCAGTCTACATGACTCTTACACTCATTCAACATCTCGATATGACCCGGATGTAGCAAGTCAAATGCGCTACATGTAAATCCAACACGCAATGGAAGCTGTGGCTTCATTTGATCACCATGTATGTATTATCACCATCGGCTTCGGTAACATTGTGCTTTGTAAAGACTGGATCGCGATCAGCAAACCACTTCTTGAAGTAGTCAGTGTTATCGATAGTTCCAAAGATCTTAGCCTGGTACATCACCAGCCACTTATCAGAATCCTTAATCTTCTCCATGATAGTATCACGGAACTCAATCGGAATCTCACTAAGTGACCAGGTAGCAATAACAAGGTCGGCCTGCTCGAGGTCCTTCGGATCAGACACGAAGTTTGCATTAATATCTTGAGCAGTCAGATAGTAGTTCTGAATCTTCTGGACTTCAGGGAAATCATAGATCGTGTACTTACCCTTGAATCCTAGATCATGGATAACAGAACACATATCCCCATAACCACCACCAATCTCAACAATGCTCTTGCAATTACGGATCTCTTCAGGTGTGAACCCACAGATAACAAGGTGTGCAACATCTTGAACTCGCTGCATGCTAGTATCAAAATCATCAGCGACCTTAAAGTTCTGCTCCATACCTTCAGGTACACCAATCCAATTCTCAGTCAGTGCGTAGCTAATATCCTCATTCTTATACGCAGCGTCAAACGCTGCACCAAGGAATCTACCAACACGGCCCGTTGTTACAAGCGGAACGTTCCATACACTAGCCCACATACGAAAGCGTGGGAATGGAAGTGTATCAGCATCATATGCAAATACTTCCCGCATGGTTGGCCAATACTCAGGGCCATTGATACGCTTAGCTTCAAGGGCTTTCTGTGCCATTGCAGAGTTCTGATCGAAATCAGAGAAAATCAAACTCATTATAAATTCCTTAGGCTTGACGCGTCAGATAGTTAGGTCGAATATACTTTGCACCGAAGTACTGACGAACAAGATCGATCACAACCTCATCATCATATGACTTGCAAGAGAAGACGTCGAGATACATGGCGTTGCCACCATTACCATCATCAGGCACAAAGTGTGCACAGATGTTAGATGTCTCGATCAACTGGACCAACGTGTAGCCAGCTTTGTTACCAGAACCAAAGTTTACAATCTGTGGTTCGCCATAAGCGACCATCTCAATATCTCTGACAAGACGCTTGACGAACTTATAAATTACTTCAGCGTCTGTGATTGCATCATGATCTAATTCAGCGCAATCCAGCATGAGGTGATACCCCCAATAGTGTGACATACTATTTTCCTTCTAGTGCAGTTGATTGATGGATGAACTTAAGCTTCTGCTCTTCGGACCAATCCCTACAATAGGATACATCCTCATCGAACAGACGTAGGTACTCTTCTTTTGTGATTTCACGGCTTGAGAAGTCAAGCTCACCTAAGTGAGTCTGACTAAACTCTTCAACGCCACCCGTGATAATGACGTCCTCAACTGCCCAGATGTTTTCAGCATTGTCTGGCAGTTCTACGACATATCTATGTCGAAACTGTGATAGAGTTTCAACCATAACCAACTTAGTCATTTTAGAATCCACCCTCTAGCGACTGCAGATATTGAACAGAGTCAACTCTAAACGAGCGCCAACCTTGTGCGTTGAGATCCCAGGCTGCAATTGTGCTAAGGTTCTCCTTCTTCTTATGCTGCTCGTCTAGATGTTGAGGATCATAATTCGGAGGTAGATACTGAGGATCAAGCGTACAACGCATAACACGTTGCTCACCATTAACCTTAATAAAAGTCACCTCAATCACATTTTGACGCAAATCTCTAATGACTGCGTCACGTTCATAAGTCATACCCATATCATCACCTATCCAGTTAGAAGTTCTTTATTATCACTATTTGTTGTGTTGATTCGCTCGGCGAGCTGTGAGTAACCACCAATGTAGAAGCCATCAACTGTGATAACAGGGAACGACTTAGCTGTTGGATAGTTCTCTAGTAGAGTCTCTCGTGAAAAATCAACACCGAGCTTAAGCTCCATGTAATGGATGTTCTTAGACTCTAGAAGGTTCTTAGCATATGCGCAGTAGGCACAATTGTCTCTACTATATATTACTACTCTGTCCATGTGGTTATTAGCTCCCGCCAAAATTCTTGGATGTCAGCAGGGTCTAGATAATCATATCCCTGCTTGACCATATCTTCGGCGACCATTCGCTCGAATTCGGTCATTGTTTCCCACTTCGTAAGGACTGATTTCAAAGTCTTCATGCTGTAATCCTTTGCATATTGTAGGTCTATTATATATTCAAACAGCTGGTTTGTACACCACTATTTTAAGCTGAGTGTTTGATCCTTGAGTGTTTGCTCATAGCGATTGATACGATCTAGATAACCGCGATTGCGCAGTTCTTTGAAGACTAGATTCTCGAAACTGAACTCACCGCCCTTTGCAATAGCTGCACTGCGCATATCACGTATCTTGCGTTTCATCTCTCTCACAGCTTCGCCATCCATCTTGTTTTTAATAATCTCATCAATTGAGCGCTTATAGAAGATGACTTTTCTCTTGAGTGATGGATCATTCTTCCAGTTGTAACTTCCACGATTGGGGAACTGTAACCATTTATTATTCTTCAGAGAAAACACTCCCTGATTAGCTGCAGCTCGATCTTCACTGTGTTGAGCATAGGGCTCGATCGAATAACCTAGAATAGACACTTTATGTGTGAGTGTCCATAGCAACTTCTTATCCTGTAGATACTCATCGATGATTTCTCTGTTAGCACCTCTAGCAAATGCATTTCTGTTGATAACTAGATGCACATCGATGTCTGATTGGGGTGTATAATTATAGTTTGCATTTCCACCGATCATGATGATGTCTTGAATCATACTACGAGGAATCTTTGCAAAGTCAGCCCAGGCATATGCAAACTGAAGTAGTTTAGCCCTAACCTGTGGCTTTAGATTGGTTCCATTCCAGAGCTTCTGGTTTAGTTCACTATGATACTCAAGTGAGATTTTAGTTTCCGTCAGATATTCTGTAAAGCTCTGCATGTTGACACCCATGTTTTTGGGTATTTATATATCAACCTTCTCGAATCCGGGGATCTTTGTCTTATCGAAGAGTGGCTGGTACGTATCAGCTAGCTCATGGTATTGCTCTTCCCACATGATCTGGCTCATAATCATGATTTCGTAGAACAATAGCTCATTGGCAATCTCTATATTAGGTGAGTACGTTAGCTCGCTGACCGAACGATCTGGATACACTAGAAACTTAGTAAATGCGATAGCCTTATCACCATCATACACGATAATCCAGGCGGACTTCTCGAAAGTATTATAGAGATCCTCGCCATCGTAGAGGGACTCAAGATCCTTCCTGTTATCTTCGTCTAACTGATTACGCCAGAAGTATTCGAACCTTGTAGCCTCCGGTGAGAATGGTTCTGGTACAATTGTTTGATACGTTTTAATGTTGATTCTATCTGTCATGTCAGCACCTTTATAACACCAGCTACGTAGATGATTGTTACCACACCCTGAATAACTAACAGCGACCATTTACGCCACTCAACCGCAACTATAGCCCAACCAAAGTTACCAGCCAGACTTAGATATATGTTGAGTGGGTAGATATTGAAGGCTGTTAGAACACAACCACATATGAGGACCGCAGTTGAAATCCACTCGGCCCAAAATACCCAATTGTATTTACCCATTCCAATGCCTAATTACACCTGCAACGATGAACATGTTAGTGACGATGTAGCTAATAATAATGAATGTCCTGATGATAGCGACCTTATCAGCCTCACCATCCTCATTGCTCGCTTTTTCCCCAAGCGCCTTTGCCCAGAGTTTCCACATTAGTAGAAGTCCACAATCTCATCGGCGATACCGTATTTAACAGCTTCCTTGGCTGTAAGCCATACATCTTCAGGGGGAAGTAGATACTTCTTCACATCTTTTTCAGAAAGACCGGTGCACTTCTTATAGTGCTCAAGGATTCGAGCGTGCGTGTTATTGTATTCTTTAACACGTGCCATAAGCTCATGATCCTTACCAAAGGACCCCCAGCTATACTGATGTGAAAGAATAGCAGTGTTGCGAGTGATATAGCGATGACCCTTTTCGCCAGCAATAAACGTCATCAGACCACACGACGCGATCTCACCAAGTCCATACGTGTAGATAGGTACGCGTGAACCCTTTATTGTATCAATAAGTGCAAAGGCTGCTGCAATCTCACCACCTGGTGAGTTGATGATAAACTTCATCATCTTAGGCTTGATCTTCATCAGGTTGCGGGCGATGATAAACTCAATGGCATCAGCTGATGAATCAGCATCAAACTCCTTAGTGAACATAAAGTAGTGATAGTCTTCGATGTTAGGAATCTCAGTCTTCTTCACATCCTTATCAATCATCGCGATCACTCTTTTTCAACTGCTTAAAAAGCCACATGGCCGAACTGACCTTTTCATTATCGGTCATCTGCGTATTAGATAGAACTTTATTAATATGCTCGATGATTTGTTTATACCACTCGAGCTCAATCTTTACCAGATCGACTTCTGCCATTCAAACTCTCCATGATAAACAAGCAAACTTTTTTATCGATAGTCAATAGTAAGATTTGATTACGGGCAGTATCGAGAATAACATATTGCCCGTTTATTTTTCTATAACTTATATATCGTTCGTTAGACTGCTGTTCTATATCCAAGAACTTTACTCACAGGGAAGTAGCCGACCTGAACTGCCTTGTCTGTATTACCCGCAAGCACCTTGACGTACTTAACTCCTTCAAAGTCTTCAAAGCCTTGGAAGAAACCAACATGCCCTGACCAACTATCACGGCCACGTGCTAGAACTACAATATCACCATCTTTAGGGTCTTTAGTCTTTGTTCCCCAATGAAGAAAACTTCTAGCAGTCAAACTACCAGTCGTAGCATGACCAGTTCTAGATAGGATTGCGTTAGCAAATGCTGCACACCATGGAATACGTGATGGATCGATAGGTGGAATCTTACCATCAGCAAACAATGATTGCAATTCTTTCTTATTACCCTTAGCGGTCTTGCCTTCCCACTTCTTCGCTTCCATAACAGGCTCGACAAAGCCAGGAGTGCATGTGAACCAGCTACAGTTCATCACCATCTCACGACGATGCTCTTCACGTGTCTTTAAGTTCTTAGCGATAGACTGTTTAGGTAATGCCGCAACTACAGTCTTTTGTGTGCGCTTAGCCTCTTCTGCCCAATATTGTCCAGCGCTCATATCTTCACTTGATGTCATTGGTGCATTCATACCAACACCATATGTGATAGCCGCTGCAGTTGGTGTTGCTGCTACCATGCCACAACCAATACCAAACACTGAGTCACACTTCGTGAACGCATTCTTCTCAGGTGCTACCTTAACAGGAGCCTTAACCTGCTTTGTTGTTTTCTTAGTACGCTTCTTAACAACCTTCTTTTGTTGTACTACTTGCTGTACTTCAGGTTGTGGATTTGAAAAAAGGTCAGACAGAGACCAAGCACGTACTGGTGTGGTGGCAGTTATAGCTGCAAACATAATCCCTACAGTTAGAAGTGTCTTGTGCATATCATTCTCCATTATTTCTTTAGGTCGGTCAACACCTCAATTAGAAGCTTTGCCGTACCACTGTGGAAGAACCCAAGAGAGATTGCACCAGCGCGTGATACATCAAGCTCTCGACCCTTCTTAAACGGTCCTCTATCATTAACGACCGCGTCGATCGTGGCACCAGTCTTTATATTAGTTAAACGTAACATCGTACCAAATGGTAGATTTTTATGTGCCACTGAATACTTATGAGGATTGAATTTTTGGCCGCTTGCAGTCTTGGTGCCCTTCTGGTACCAAGACGCAGTACCATGG